AAAAAATGACTACTACGGTAGAACCTACTGTTGAATGGTCGCAAGACCAAATGGTAGAGGTAATTCTTAATGAACCTGATGACTTTCTGAAAGTTCGTGAGACTTTGACACGTATCGGAGTTGCTTCACGTAAGGAGAAAAAACTCTATCAATCCTGCCATATTCTTCATAAGCAGGGAAGATATTATATTGTTCACTTTAAGGAACTGTTTGCCCTTGACGGTAAACACGCAAACCTTACTGTGAATGATGTACAAAGACGTAATCGCATTGTTAGACTTCTTGTCGATTGGGGACTCATTACAGTTCTAAATCAAGAGAAAGTGGCAGATATTGCACCTCTCAATCAAATCAAAGTTCTTGCATATAAGGACAAGGGTGATTGGATTTTGGAACAGAAGTATAATATTGGTAAAAAAGGAAAAGCAGTAGACCCTGAATAAATAGTGTGTGCCATTCGTGCGGCACTCTACAAAAGTCGGAACACCCTAAAAAGAGGTTCGGTTTTACCGATACCTCTTTTTTTCGTTTCTTGTATAAGTAGTATTGGATGCCGAAAGGGTCCACACAAAACAAACTCGCTTTTAAAGGAGCTACCATAATGACTAACCTCACAAGGTATACTGCTGCGGATCTTCCTGCTCTGATGGATAGACTTACCCGTAATAGTATTGGAATGGATGAATATTTTGATCGTTTGTTCCATCTTCACGAAACCACCTCTAACTATCCACCATACAATCTCGTCCAAGTTAATAATGTAGAATCGAGACTTGAATTGGCACTCGCTGGAGTTAAAAAGAAAGAAGTTTACGTTTATACACAAGATGGAAAACTTTTCGTTGAGGGACAAAAGGAGGATAAGGAATCCGATACCAACTACGTCCATAAGGGATTGGCTCAACGATCTTTCAAGAGAGCATGGACGCTTGCAGATGATACAGAAGTCGCAGATGTATCATTTGAAGACGGACTCCTCTCTGTCAACTTGAAAAAAATTGTCCCAGATCACCATAAACGAAAAGACTATCTCTAAATAAAAATAAAAAAATGAAATCTTTCGAAGAGTTCAAAACAATTGCATATAAAGGATCAGTTCCACATACTGTCTATTCTCAAGGAAAACAGAAAAGTATTCCAAAGGGAAAAGCAGTTCCCGTAAGAAGTCGCTCAAGTGCTGCTGGAGGCGGTGCTGGTGATGGTGGAGATGGTGGTGGAGATGAATAAATAGTTTTGAATATCGTCGGCGCATGAGGAGTTCCTGGCAAAATCCAGGTTGACTCCTCCTTTTTTTATGATAGAATAATTAGAGGTATGGAGTACAAATGACTGTAAAACTTTTGCTTTTAAAGTCTGGAGAAGATATTATTGCAGACGTAAAAGAAATGGTAGTTGGTGAAGATGAAAATGTGAGGGTTGTTGGATATTTTCTCCACAAACCTTGCGTGGTCAAAATGACTTCCCCATCCAATGCTCTTGAAGAAGTGGAAGAAAAAAATGACCCACAAAAAGCATCTTTTCGGGTGACTCTTTTCCCTTGGATGCCTTTGTCAAAAGACGATACTATCCCAGTTTCTACCGATTGGGTTGTCACTATGGTAACCCCAAGCGACAAATTAAATGACATGTATATTGAGGATGTAATGAACTATGGAAAAGATGATCAAAGTGTTAGCACTGTCCAACAATCTAATACTGATAACCAAAATTGAAGAAGTTGGTGCTGATATTGGGGAACCTGATTGTAAATTAGTTAATCCATTTGTGATTAAAAGTGATAAAACTTTAGAACCATTTTTATGTGGTTATACTAAACAAGATACGTTTATGATAAGTTCTGACAAGATTATTACTCTTGCTGATCCAACACCAACCCTTCTTGAAAAATATGAGGATTTGATTAAAGAATGAGTCAAAGATTTTATACTAATGTTCAAATGATTGGAAACCAGTTTCTGGTTCGTGGAGTTGAAAATGGAAAGAGGTTTGAGACAAGAGATGAGTTTTTCCCAACTCTCTTTGTAAAAACTAAAAAAGAAACAAAGTATAAAACTCTGGATGGAGAATTTGTTGAACCAGTAAAACCAGGTACAGTTAGAGACTGTCGTGAATTTTATAGTAAGTATGAGAATGTAGACGGTTTTGAAATTCACGGAAATGATAGGTATATTTGTCAGTATATTTCTGAAAAATATCCAGAAGATGAAATTAAGTTTGATATTAGTAAAATTAAACTTTTGACTCTTGATATTGAGGTTGCCTCAGAGTCTGGATTCCCAGATGTGGAAACCTGTTCGGAAGAAATTCTTGCTATTACTATTCAAGATTATACAACTAAAGAAATTATTACTTGGGGTGTAAAACCATTTAATCATAATCGTAAGGACTTAACTTATCATTACTGTCCTTCTGAATATGAACTTCTGAACCATTTCATTAGTTATTGGATGGTGAATGTACCTGATGTTATTACTGGATGGAATATTCAACTTTATGATATTCCTTATATCTGCAAAAGATTGAATCGAGTTCTTGGTGAAAAACTAATGAAACGTTTTTCTAACTGGGGATTGGTCACTGAAGGCGAAATTCATATCAATGGACGTAAGCATACCGTTTTTGATGTGGGTGGTTTGACTCAACTTGATTACTTAGATCTTTATAAGAAGTTTACTTACAAAGCACAAGAGTCCTATCGTCTTGATTATATTGCTGAAGTTGAACTTGGGCAGAAAAAATTAGATCACTCTGAGTTCGATACTTTTAAAGACTTTTATACAAAGGGTTGGCAAAAGTTTATTGAATATAACATCGTTGACGTAGAACTTGTCGATCGTTTAGAGGACAAGATGAAGTTGATTGAACTTGCTTTGACGATGGCATATGACGCTAAAGTTAACTATGCAGATGTTTTCTATCAAGTACGTATGTGGGATAATATTATCTACACATATTTGAAGAAAAGAAATATTGTTATTCCCCCAAAAAATAAAACACAAAAAGACGAAAAGTATGCTGGTGCTTATGTAAAAGAACCAATCCCTGGAATGTATGATTGGGTCGTGAGTTTTGACCTTAACTCCCTATACCCACACTTGATTATGATGTACAATATTTCGCCCGAAACTCTTATAGCAGAAAAACATCCAACAGTAACTGTTGATAAAATTCTGAATAAAGAAATTACTTTTGAGTTGTATAAAGATTATTCTGTATGTGCTAATGGAGCGATGTTTCGTAAAGATGTTCGCGGATTTCTTCCAGAGTTAATGGAAAAGATTTATAATGAACGTGTGATCTTTAAAAAGAAGATGCTTACTGCAGAACAAGAATATGAGAAAACAAAAAATAAGGAGTTAGTTAAAGAAATTTCTAGGTGCAACAATATTCAGATGGCACGTAAGATTCAACTTAACTCTGCTTATGGTGCTATTGGTAATCAATATTTTCGTTACTATAAACTTGCAAATGCTGAAGCAATTACTCTATCTGGGCAAGTTGCTATTCAGTGGATTATGAATAAAGTAAATACTTATTTGAATAAAATCCTAAAGACTAAAAGTGAAGATTATGTTATTGCTTCAGATACTGATTCTTTGTATATTAATATGGGTCCTTTGGTTGAAAATGTATTCAAAGGAAGAGAGAAAACTACTCAAGGCGTTGTTTCGTTCCTTGATAAGGTCTGTCAGGTGGAATTTGAAAAGTATATTGAAAGTTCTTACCAAGAACTTTCTGACTATGTAAATGCTTACGAGCAAAAAATGTATATGAAGCGTGAGTGTATTGCTGAACGTGGTATTTGGACTGCGAAGAAACGATACATTTTAAGTGTCTGGGATAGTGAAGGAGTTCGTTACGAAGAACCCAAACTCAAGATTAAAGGTATTGAGGCAATCAAATCTTCTACTCCAGCACCTTGTCGCAGGATGTTGAAAGAATCTTTTAACCTGATGATGAGTGGAACTGAAGATGATGTGATTAATTTTATCGATAAGTGTAGGAAAGAGTTTAAAAATCTTTCTCCAGAGCAGATTGCATTTCCGCGTTCTGCTTCAGACGTTCAGAAATATTATTCATCCTCTATGATTTATTCCAAAGGAACTCCCATTCACGTAAGAGGAGCACTTTTGTTTAATCATTATATAAAACAAAATAAACTTAATGGTAAATATTCTCTTATCCAAAATGGAGAAAAAATTAAATATATTTTTCTAAAAAAACCTAATATTATTCACGAAAATGTAATTTCATTTATTCAAGATTTTCCTAAGGAACTTAATCTTGACAAATATATTGATTATGAACTACAATTTGAAAAAGCATTTTTGGAACCACTCAAAATTATTCTTGATGCAATTGGGTGGAACGTAGAAAAGACTGCAAACCTTGAATCATTTTTTTCCTAATGGACTTTCTTAAAGATATTGTAAAAGAAATTGGTGGTGAGTACACGCAACTTGCTTCTGATATTGATGAAACTGAAAAATATGTTGATACGGGTTCATACATTTTTAATGCACTGGTTGCAGGTAGTATATTTGGCGGTGTATCTGGGAATAAGATTACTGCTATTGCTGGAGAGTCTAGTACTGGAAAAACTTTCTTCAGCCTCGCCGTTGTTAAGAATTTTTTGGATTCTAACCCCGATGGTTATTGCCTCTACTTTGATACTGAGGCTGCCATTACAAAGTCTCTCGTGGAGTCACGCGGCATCGACACATCACGTCTTGTCGTGGTTAATGTTGTCACCATAGAAGAGTTTCGTGGTAAGGCACTTAAGGCAGTGGACCTTTATCTAAAAAAACCTGTAGAAGAGCGAAAACCTTGCATGTTTGTGCTATTTTTTTTGGGTACGGCTTCCACCGAGAAAGAAATCACTGATGCACTCAACGATAAGCAAGTTCGTGATATGACTAAATCGCAACTTGTTAAAGGTGCATTTCGAATGCTCACACTCAAACTAGGTCAAGCAAATGTTCCACTTCTTGTCACAAACCATACATACGATGTCATCGGAGCTTACGTACCAACGAAAGAAATGGGGGGAGGTTCTGGACTCAAATACGCAGCAAGTACGATCATTTATCTCAGCAAAAAGAAAGAGAAGGATGGAACGGAAGTGGTCGGAAATATTATCAAGGCTAAG